ACACCAAAATGTTTCTGGAACAAATGATAGTATTGGATTTTTTCCATATGCTTGGCCAGAATACAGTCAAATTCAACCTGGTTGGAGAGTTGTTGGACATCCTGATTGGATAGTAACGAATGTAAATGGAAATGAACATGTTATTGAAATTTCTGGTGGCACTTTTGTATCTGGTAGCTTCTATTCTTTTGTTAGTTCAGCTGGATTTACAATCACAGGTGGTATAACTTTACATTCATCAAATACACTTGATTCACTCAATACATTCACTATACAACTACCAGGTAGTTGGCTGACTTATTTAACAGATACAAATACAATAATAGCAGGCAACACAGTAATTACTGATGGAACAAATGCTGGTTCTGATTTTATTTTTAGAGATAATGCGACTGAGAATCAATTGATTCAAATTTTTGGTGATCCAGGAACAAATGGTCATCATGCAGGTCTATTCAATATTAATTGGTCTGCCGGAAGCACTCCAGCAACAACAACAGCATTTGTAATGTTATATAATGGAAATGCTGGACCTGCTCCTGTGAGTCCAGGAGAATATGCAATGTATGTGGTTATTTTAGATAATACCACAGTTAACCCTATTGCTGGTACTTGGAATTTCCCTGCAACATTTACATTAATTAATCAAATATTCTAAGGACAAACTATGGAAACCGGACAAAAAATTCAACCTGAACAATTAAAAACATTTTTTCAAAATGTTGTAGTCAAACTAAAAGATAGTCCAAGTGTGGCAAATGACCATCCTTTAATTGTTAATTTTCAAAATCGAATAGACTCTTTATAAAACAGATAAAATAGAATGAATAACTTTGACAAGAACATGGAGCAAATCTTTGATGTGACGCCTTCTGAACCTAAGAAGGAACAGCCGGTCATTACAACACATTACAATCCACCAAGCGATGACAAACAAGACTTGGTGGATGCGTATCAGCAATCCAAAGAAAACATTCAAGAGATTATTGATTCGGGCAAAGATGCCATGGAAGAAATACTTCAGATTGCCAAAGCAGGTCAACACCCAAGAGCCTTTGAGGTCTATGCTACACTTCTCAAGAACATGACAGAAGCTAATGATAGACTTCTAAAGATACAAAAAGATATGCGTGAGATAGAAGGTAAAAAGAAAGATTCTGGTACCACAATTGATAAGGCTATATTTGTAGGATCAACATCCGAATTAAGTAAATTTCTAAAAGGCAACAATGGCAGTTAGTACCAAAGATTCTTATAGGGATAATCCTCTATTAAAACGGGCTGGTGTTGAAGTAAGTTATTCACAAGAACAAATTGAAGAATATATCAAGTGTTCTCAAGATGCAACTTACTTTGCTATGAAGTACATGAAGATTGTGAACGTTGATGAAGGTCTGATACCATTTAGAATGTGGGACTTTCAGAAAGAAATGTTGAATCTTTTTCAAGACAATCGTTTTGTTATCACTAAATGTCCTCGTCAGGTGGGTAAAACCACTACCACCGTGGCATATCTTCTACATGCAACCATCTTCACAGAATCACAGAACGTAGCCATTTTGGCCAACAAAGGTTCTTTGGCTCGTGATATTCTGGCCAAATATCAATTGGCTTATGAGAATCTACCACAATGGTTACAACAAGGTGTCATTACCTGGAACAAGGGTAATGTGGAACTAGAGAATGGTTCTAAACTAATTGCTGCATCCACATCCAGTTCTGCTGTTCGTGGAGGATCATTCAACATCGTATTCTTGGACGAATTTGCTTTCGTTCCAGCCAATATGGCACATGAGTTCTTTAACTCAGTCTATCCTGTTATCTCTTCTGGTAAAACCACCAAGATTATTATCGTATCAACACCAAACGGAATGAATCTATTCTATAAGTTATGGTCTGATGCGGTCAATAAGAAGTCTGATTATGTACCATTTGAGATTCATTGGTCTATGATACCAGGTCGAGATGAGGCCTGGAAAGAAGAAACGATTAGGAACACCTCGTTGAGGCAGTTTCAGCAAGAGTTTGAAACCATGTTCTTGGGTTCTTCAAACACATTGATTTCTGGTATCAAGTTACAAAGTCTGGTGTATAAAGAACCGATTGCCAACCACGACCTACTTAAAATCTATGAACATCCAGTCAAAGAAGATGGTGAGGCCAATCGTAAAGACCATTTGTACTGTATTTGTGTAGACGTTTCTGAAGGTAAAAACTTAGATTCATCCGCATTTACTGTCTTTGACATATCGGAAACACCATACAAACAGGTGGCCATGTATAAGAGTTCATCGATTTCACCTATTATGTTCCCTACGGTCATCTATAATGCAGCCAGATATTACAACGATGCTTATATTTTGGTAGAGATAAATAACAATCCACAGGTGGCCGACACATTACACCAAGACTTGGAGTATGAAAACTTACTTAAAGTGTATACAGGTAACAAGAAAGCACAACAACTTTCTGCTGGTTTCCAGCGTGGAACACAAATGGGACTTAAAATGTCACCAGCAACCAAGAGAATTGGTTGTTCCAATCTGAAAACTTTGATTGAAACAGACAAACTCCAGATATGCGACTTCGATACATACTCAGAGTTAACTACTTTTGTGGCTGATAAGACATCATTTGCGGCTGAAGAAGGTGCAAACGATGACGTAGTAATGACCTTGGTACTTTTTGCATGGGCAGCCACTCAAAAGTACTTTAGAGAGATAGTTAACCACGATTTAAGACAACAACTTCAGTTACAGACAATGAATCAGGTGGATGAAGAAGTATTACCAGCACCTATCATTGAAGATGGATTGGAAAATCCATTCATATTAGAAGGTGGTGATGTATGGGAAATGGCTGGCGGTGGCGAAACATACTCAGTATACTTCAGAAGTCTTCATAAGTAATGTAAAAACCGTGATTCATAAATATCCTCATGGTATAACCTGCCAAACATAATAATCATTCAAGGAGAATAAAATGGCATTTCAAATCTCTCCAGGTGTAAATGTATCTGAAGTAGACTTAACAACAGTCGTACCTTCAGTACTTACAACTGCTGGCGCTTTTGCTGGAACATTCAAATGGGGTCCAGTAAATAAAATCGTATTAGTCGATAACGAAATCACACTTTCTAAAACATTTGGTGCACCTGATACAAACTCAGCTGTATCTTTCTTTACTGCTTCTAACTTTTTGGCATATGGCAATAATTTGAAAATTGTTCGTGCTGTTGGTACAGGATCTTACAATGCAGATGCAAATACAAGTCATGCAAATGTTACAGTAGATAATTCAGATGTATTTGAAGGTGCATATTTAAACAATAATAATAGTAACCTATATGGTTCTTTTATGGCAAGATATCCAGGTGCTTTAGGTAATACATTAACTGTTGCAGTTTCTGATAGCGCACATTTTGCCACTTGGGCTTATAAATCATATTTTACAAGTGCTCCTGGTACTTCTGATTGGGCAACAAATCATGGCGGTTCTAATGATGAATTGCATGTTGTTGTTATTGATGCTAACGGTTTATTTACAGGAACTCAAGGTACGGTACTAGAAACTTTTGGTTTCGTATCAAAAGCTTCCGATGCACTAAAAAATGGAACAACAAATTACTACAAACAAGTTATTTTTAATAACTCTAAGTATGTTTATGCTGTTGATCCTGTTGATTATTCAAATACACATACAACATGGGGAAGCACAGGTTCTACAACATTTACAACATTGGCTGCAAATCAATTAGTTTCTTTAGCTGGTGGTACTGATATTGTTCCAGCTGATGGTGATTTAGAAACGGCTTATGGATTTTTCTCCAACAAAGAAAACATAGATATATCTTTAGTTTTGACTGGTGATGCATCTGTTGCTGTACAGCAATATGTTATTGACAACATTGCTAATGAGCGTGGCGACTGTGTTGCTTTTATTTCTCCACCATATTCAGCTGTTGTAAACCAATCTGGTGATGAAACAACAAATATTGCTGACTGGTTAACATCATTAGCTCGTTCGTCTTCATATGTTGTTTCAGATTCTGGATGGAAATATCAGTATGATAAGTACAACAGCGTATATCGTTGGATGCCTTTGAATGCTGATGTTGCTGGTCTATGCGTATACACAGACACAACAAGAGATCCATGGTATTCACCTGCTGGTTTCAATCGTGGTTCAATTAAAAACTGTATTAAATTAGCATGGAATCCGAACAAAACTTATCGTGACACTTTGTATGCTGCTGGCGTAAATCCAGTTGTATCTTTCCCAGGTCAAGGTACTGTTTTATTTGGCGACAAAACATTACAATCTAAACCATCTGCTTTTGATAGAATCAATGTACGTAGATTGTTTATCACTTTAGAAAAATCAATTTCTTCTGCTGCTAAATTCTCATTGTTCGAATTGAATGACGAGTTTACTCGTGCTCAATTTGTTGCTTTAGTAACTCCATTCTTGAGAGATGTTCAAGGACGCCGTGGTATTACAGCCTTTAGAGTAGTTTGTGATGGCACAAATAATACACAACAAGTTATTGATTCCAACCAATTTGTTGGTGATATCTATATCAAACCTGCACGCTCTATCAACTATATCCAGTTGAACTTTGTTGCTGTAGGTTCTGGTATTGACTTCACTACTGTTGTTGGTAACGCTTAATAAATACTCACAATAACAGGAGAAAATAATGGCATTTAATGTAGCAGAATTCAGAGCTAATATGGTTGGAGACGGTGCCCGTCCCAATCTATTCTCTGTAACCTTAACATTTCCAACAACCGTAACAAACGGACAAACTGCTGGCCAGAAAACAACATTTATGGCCAAGGCAGCTCAGTTGCCAGGTTCAACAGTAGGTTCTATTAACGTACCATATTTTGGTCGTGAATTGAAATTTGCTGGTAACAGAACGTTTACTGACTGGACATTAACAATTATCAATGATGAAGACTTTGCTATTCGTAATAGTCTTGAGTCATGGATGAATTTGATTAATAGCCATGCAGGTAACGTTAGAGCTAGTAACGCAGTAACACCAACATCTTATACACAAGACGCAATCGTAACACAATACGGTAAAGCAGATACTGTGTTAAAGACATACAGGTTTGTTGGTTTATTTCCAGTTGATGTTGCTCCAATTGATTTGAATTGGGGTAGCAATGACGAGATTGAAGAATATACTTCAACTTTTGCCTTCCAATGGTGGGAAGCAGATACAACGACCTAATATATTATTGTTTTTATGTAGAGGAGCTTCGGCTCCTCTTTTATGGTTACTTGAATTGGATTTTACAAAAATATGGCAGCTATAAATAAGTTTTCTCTTTTCGGTTTTTCTATCTCTCGTGATAAGAACGAGGCGGAACAGGCCGTACAACAGTCGTTTTCGCCACCAACGAATGACGATGGTGCTCTGACGATAACTTCAGCAGCCTATTATGGTACATATGTTGACTTAGATGGTACAGCAAAGAATGAGGTTGAATTAATCTCCCGTTATCGTGAGATGGCAATGCAACCGGAGATTGAATCGGCAATTGACGATATTGTTAACGAAGCCATTTGTCAAGATGATGATGGCAAAATTATTGATATCGTATTGGATAATCTAAATGAATCCGATAAGATTAAGAAAGCCATTCGAGCAGAGTTTCAAACTGTTCTCAAGCTGTTAAACTATAACAACATGGCCGCAGATATTTTCCGTAGATACTATATTGACGGCAAAATGTACTACCATATTATTATTGATAAAGAAAATCCAACTCAAGGTATCAAAGAACTAAGATACATTGATCCACGCAAACTTCGTAAAGTGCGTGAAGTCAAAAAGAAAAAAGATGAACGCACCGGCGTTGATGTTATGGATGTAATTAATGAATACTATATTTACAATGACAAGGTCACTACTGGTGCATCTAGTAATTTTGGTCCTGTTGGTGTTCGTATCACTACTGATTCCATTATTTCAGTTGTATCCGGCCTTATGGATTCTCGTAGAGCGGTGGTTCTATCGTATTTGCACAAGGCTATAAAGCCATTGAATCAGTTGCGTATGATTGAAGATGCGACAGTTATCTATCGTATCTCAAGAGCACCTGAAAGACGTATATTCTATATTGACGTAGGTAACTTGCCTAAACTAAAGGCTGAACAATACCTTCGTGACATCATGGTCAAGTACAAGAACAAGTTGGTATATGATGCCAACACAGGTGAAGTCAGAGATGACCGCAAGTTCTTGTCTATGATGGAAGACTTCTGGTTGCCACGCCGTGAAGGTGGTAAAGGTACAGAGATTACAACATTACCTGGTGGTCAAAACTTAGGTGAGTTGGAAGACGTTAAGTACTTTGAACGTAAACTATACAAGTCATTGAGTGTACCAATCTCTCGTTTGGAACCCAATCAAGGTTTCTCTTTAGGTAGAGTATCTGAGGTAACCCGTGATGAGTTGAAGTTTAGTAAGTTTGTAGACAGACTCCGTAATAAATTTGCGGATGTATTTGACCAGGCCTTGAGAGCACAATGTGTACTTAAAGGTATCTGTACTGCTGAAGAATGGGAACTGTTCAAAGAGCACATTTACTATAACTTTATCAAAGACAACAACTTCACAGAACTTAAAGATGCTGAGTTGATGAAAGAAAGATTGTCTTTGTTGGCTGAAATTGATGCATACACAGGCCGTTACTTCTCACAAAAATGGATTCAAAAGAATGTATTGCGTTTGGACGATAACAGTATTGCCGAAATGCAGAAACAAATTGATAAAGAGAAAAAAGAAGGACTTGGTTTACCAGTTGAAGTGATGAATGGTGTTGCTGGTCAAATGATGGCATCTGATATACCAGAACAACCACAACATCCAGATGATGTGGCTGCGGATCAACAAGCGGCAGAACAAGAGGCGCAGACAGCTGCAGCTGCGGCCAAATCCAAAACTAAGTCCGAAGAGACTACTTTTGGTAAGTTGAAACGCATATTATAAATAGGATTCATTAAGGAGAATAACATGGACACAAGAGCAATTATAGACTATGCAATGAATGATGACGCTAAAGCAATGCGTGACGCCTTGTATGCCTCTATTCATGATAGAGTTAATGCACATATTCAGGCACAAAAACAAAATGTAGCACAAAGTCTTTTTCCGGAAGAACTAGATGATGAAGAAGAAGTGGAAATGTCCGAATCAGTTGAAGAATTAACTGAAGGTAAGATGGACAAAATGAGTCTTACTGCTTTATGGCACAAACACGCACAACACACATATGGTGCTGACCAAGGATATGGCGGCGGTATGGGTGGTAATCATAGTCACCATGCAGCTACTGCTATTGAGAACCATGTTCGTAAACATCACGGTAATAAAGTAGCTGATGATATGTTGGATCATTCCGAACATCATGTTGCTCATGCAGAATATGCTGGTCCTAAAGAAAGCGAACACCATGAAAAAGAAGCTGCCAAATTAAGAGCTAAACATAGCATTAAAGGTGATTTATACGGACACGAGGAATAATAAATGTCTAACGTTTTTACATATCAAGTCATAAAAGATACCACAGAAAAAGCAGTTATTAAATTAACTGCCAAGTTTGATGGTTCTGGTCAAGAAGACAATCCACACCGTATTCAAGCAAATACTTTATATGGTGCTTTGGACGCTAATGGTGTTCCATTACACTCAGCAGATAGTGTAAGTAATACGGCTTTAGATTATTATGGTCTGTCCATTTTCAGAGTATGGTATGATTGTGTTAATCCAAGTGCAGCAGATGTTGACATCTATTGGAATGCTGACCCAACAGAAACTGCTCTCATAATTTCTGGTACATATGAATATGATGGTGCAGCAAACTGGGTAACAATACCAAATTCAGCAAAAGCAAATAATCAAGTTACAGATTGTAACGGTGACATTGGTATTCGTACAAGAGGTATGGGAGCAAACAACTCATACTCAATCGTTATTGAATTGCGTAAAGATAATGCTCAATACCAGCGTGGTCAGTTTAATGATCCTGGTGCTTTCAACTACGGACAATACAGTATCAAACCATGAAACTAATTAAAGAAATCCACGAAACCGTCAACTATCTTGTAGAAGAAGCTGACGGCAAAAAAACACTTCATATTGAAGGACCGTTTCTGGTTGCTGAAAAGAAAAACCGTAATGGTCGTTTGTATGAATATGCAACGATGAAGAATGAAGTTGCTCGATATACAAATGAGTATATCAATAAGCACCGTGCTTTTGGTGAACTAGGACATCCTGAGACACCATCTATCAATCTAGACCGTGTGTCACATTTAATTACTTCTCTTAAAGAAGACGGTACAACATGGATTGGCAAAGCAAAAATACTTGATACTCCTATGGGTGCAATTGCCAGAAACCTTATTGAAGGTGGTGCTCAACTCGGTGTATCATCAAGAGGCATGGGTTCACTCGTTAACAAAAATGGTGTTAATGTAGTGCAATCAGATTTTTATCTAGCCACAGCGGCTGATATTGTAGCAGACCCTTCTGCGCCTGGAGCTTTTGTTCAAGGTATTATGGAAGG